GGGAAACCTACGGGGGAAATGGGGGGAGAACCATTGGAGGGGAAGGGAGAGGGGTGATTTGAAGGTAAGGTAATCTTACCTACGGCTACTCTATACCCCCTAGGTCTGTCCGTAACTATCTGAACCGAGCCTCTTTGCACAAGCTTTTTCAAAACGACCGATAGGTAAGGTAATGTTACCTTGGACATTGCAGCCAGCTGTTTTCGCGATAAATGGGATACTCCGCACTCGTCTTGCATCGAAACCACTGCCAGGACCACCAACCGCTCAACCGCAGTGTCGCAAGGGTAGTTCCAAAACTCATTCCAAAACTCATCCCAACTGGTCTTGTTCGTCGTCGATTCCATCAGCATCGGCACGTGACCGGTCTCCCCGCCGAAGTGAACCGGATCGGGACATTGCGCCCGCGACCCCAACGGCGGGGAAACCTAAAATCGTTCTGCGTTGTTTCTTCCGGGGTTCAGCCGGTTCGAACTTCTTATTGACTCACGCCGCTCCTGTCAATAGGTTGGCTTCGGCGTTTGCAAGTCCGCTTACGTGGTCTTGAGAACAGGCCGGGACGGGCTTATCCCCTATCCCGGCCTTTATGTTCCTATTCCTCATCCTCCTCTTCCTCACCCTCCGCCGGCTTGCCCTTCCTCGGAGCCTTCTGAGGCTTCGCTGCCTCCTCGATGTCCGTGAAGGTTCCCTGGTTGGGGTCGGTCAGCTGGCTCTTGCGTTCGTCCGTGTGGACCTCGGAAAAGCTCAGCCGCGTTGTCAAGCTCGGGGCCGACTCGCTGGTGTCGATCATGAGCTTGAAGCTGCAGGACACCTTTTTGTCCTCGCTCGCATCGAGGATCTGCTCGATTTCCATTTTGTGGATTTCCCACAGTTCCTCCATCTTCGCCATTCCTTCCTGGAGGAACAGGTCCATGTTATCGCCCGTCGGGGATTGTTTCTTTGCTCTTGGCATGTGCTTCTACTTTCGGTTGTTGCGTTGTTTTCACCAAGCTGGCGGCGGGTCGTTTTGACTCAACCACTTCCGCCAGCAAAGTCTTCAGTTTTTCCACGACCGCTTTCTTCGGCTTGCCCTCCAAGGCTGCCATCCTGGGCAGGACGATTTCTTCCAGGGCGCCGATGGCAATCTCGCAGGCTGAGAGAAATTCCCGGGAGTCGATCAACTGCCGCTCGGAGAGCAACTTGAAGCAGCTGACCGGGTCCACGATCTTGCGCCGGAACGCATTCGGCTTCAGCTCGTAGCCGAACTCCGCCAGCCTTTCGGGCGGCATGTTTTTCAACCTCGCCTCCACGGCATAGAGGATCTTCTCGATGATGGACTTTCTGTCCCAGATGAACAGCAACTCCTCCAGAGTCAGGTCCGGCATCGCTTCCAACACAGCTTCCTTGGTGGCGGGAACCCGGAACATTTGAACGGGAAGCAGGAGGTAGGTTGCTGCCTCCCGGCAGTAGGGCTTTGCGCGGCAGTACTGGCACCAGTGCCCAGGCACTCGCGGCGCATCCGCATCCTGAGCCCGCCACAGGGACAACTGGAGTTCGTTCAAGGCAATCTGCAGCGTCTCAGGATTGTAGTCGGTGGACGAAAACTGCCCCCCGAACCGGTAATGGACCGTGGCGACCCGGATGTGCTCTGGAGCGCGGAGCATAGTGTCCCAGACACACAATGCCTGGATTCGGAGCTGGATGTTCCTGCTAGCCGTAGGCAGTTGCTTGTAACCGGTCTTGTAATCCAGGACCAGGACGTGCTTGCCCGCCGAGATCACCACATCCGGTTTGGCTGAACAAACCGGGTCGAGCTGGTCGTTGCGCAGCCAGAACCGCTGTTCTTTGACTGGCGCAGACAATCCCTGGAGATTGAACGTCTCGACCCATTCGGAGACGATCTTGTCCCTGATATTTTCCAGATTGTGGACGATTGCAGCTTGCTCCTCCGTCAGGTCAGACCAATCCCCGCTCTCCAGGCTTTCGTGGATCTTGGTTCCCTCCAGGGCAGTTTCCTGCGTGCTTTCAGGCGGATGCTTCCGCATGGCCGCCAGGCTGCCGGGACAGTAGTAGACCATCTCGCCGTTGCTGGCGGACAGCAGTTGCGCCCGCTCGTCTGCTGACGATGGGGTCTTCTGATCTTGGCTCATGACACCACCGTCGCTTTCACCTCGGAAACGATCCGTTTCCACGAACTGACGACGCGCAGCAGGCTCGTCAGGGGCGCCTCGGAGAGTGAGGTAAAAGGCTCGCCCATCATGCGCTTGCCCTTCATCCAGGCAACGAGTTGCTCCTCTAACACCCCAGCAAGTCTGCACTTCTTAGCCAGGTCCTGAATGACGTTCTGCTGCCCTTCCTCAGGACTAATGGTCTGCTGTTGAGCATTCTCAGACGGCGCGGGCGGGCTCTGTTCGGTTGGTTCTGCCTGACCAACTTCCTCAGGCGGCAGTGTTTCTTGGGGTGGTTCAACTGGCAGGTAGTCGGATGGTTTCACCGAGAGGGCTTCTTGGGCTGCCCTCTTTGCCGCCACGTGTTCTTCCGCTAAACGTTTAGCCCGTTCAGCCCTGGCAGCTACAAAGTCCTGACCGTCAAGATAAGCCTTCGGCTCTTCGACCGGAGGAGGTGGTGGCAGCAGGAACTCAGGCGCGGCGCTCCTGTCGGTTTTAACCAGCCCGGACCTTTCCAACGCCTCGTCCTCGTCGATGATGCCCGACAGCCCGAATGCGTAGCGTGAGCACTGAATGAGAGCCTTGTGCCGGAGCATGCGCTTGGGCATCCGGCGCCACGGGTCGGTGTCCCGGGCGCACTCGTCAAAGTACTCCGTCACCTTGAAGGCGCGGCTGGTGCCTTTTTTGAAGATCGAGCAGGTGCAGGAAATCGGGGATCCATCCTTCTCGCTCTGCCATTCGAATTCCAGTCCATCCATGCTCGGTTGCCCGTGAATGATCGAGACCCAACCGTCCACGCTCACCACCGGTTCAATCCCCCCCTTTTTGCTTGGGAATGCAAAGATTTGCCTCAGAAGAGGGTTCAGCTTGTAGGTGTTTGCCACAACGACGAGCGTCATGAACTCCTCGTCGGTGCAGCCCTTGAACACGGTGTTCTTGAGGGTTTGATGAAGCTTGACTGGGTCGATCATCAGCCGGTCAGCCATGATTTCGAGGGCTTTCTTGCGCGGGTGCTGGATGACTGTGAGTTTTTGATTTTGGTCTGTCATGTGGTTTCTTTGGGTAGCAGCGTTTACAAGTTCATAGTCGATTTAACGGACCAGACAATATGCAATGCAATGCAATGCAGTCAACACAAAAACAACTTTGGGTCATAGAGTCGATAGGTTACCGACTCCCGTTCCATGTCGAAACCATTGAGAACGGGGTATTTCTGGTGTTCTGGTGCAACGTGCACTACACCCAACACCAGAAAGAGGAACTGACAAACGTCATTGGCACCATCGCATTCAAACCTGCCGATTCGGGCTTCTACGTCCTGGCGGACAAGCTCAGGAAAGTGGCTCACCCGTGGACGGACCAGTCCGCCGACCCTGCCGCCGTGTTGCACTGGAAGACTTTCACCGACAAGGAGTGCTCCATCGACAACCCGGAGGAATTCTACGCCGACTTCGCAAAATGGTCAGGCATCGCCGGACTTCAGAACCCCGCCACCGTGAAGATCGTCTTCTTCTGGTTCTGCATCCACATGCTCGATTCCCTCGTGAACAAGCAGCGTCCGGTGGACCTTCATTTCTGCACACTGCATCCGTTTCCCTACCGGCCGGACTGGAAGCAGCAGCTCGTCAACTGGGACTACCGGATGCCCCCCAGCCGATTGACCATGCTGGGCAGGACACTGAAGTTCTGCCGCTATATCCCCCACATCTACCGGCGCATGGGGAAGTGTTTTTTCGACGGGCTCGTCTTCAGCTGCGACAGCGCCCTGCAAATCGTTGAATGGACCATCGACGTGCAGATGAAGGCTCCCTGGTTCGACCATGTCCGAAAAGTTGAGTTGAAACGGCGCCAAGCGCGTGGCAATGAGTATTGGCGGGGCGTCATCGACTCCGTTAAGCGCAGGCTGGTGGACGCCATGCGACTCTATGCTGACTGGCTCGGGCATCTTAAAAAAGGGCAGGTGGAAATTCCTCTGGTCTGGACTGAGGAGTGCTGCGACGTTGTGTCGAACGCCAAGCCGGTGCTTCGTTCAGCTGAGCCAGCCGATAGGTTTTGTAGTGAGGTTGATCCTTCGCTTATCCCTGACGGTCCCCCAGAGGATCTGGCGTATGAGGATAAGCACTTGCGCCGGATGCCCACTCTTTGACCGGGCCGCCTGGCGTTGCGGGCACATCGGAGAGTTGTGGACAAACCCCGCCACCGGGGCTACAGAACAGCAAGGTTGCCTGTGCATCATGGCATGGGCGGCCCTTATGCCTGGAAAAAACTGTTGGGCATGGGAGATCACTGAAGGGCAGATTGAAGGCTTCGGGTGGCCCGACTACCTGAACGGAGACAACTTGGCAAAACATGAAGATAATGGACATCGAACGGCTCCCGGCCAAACTCATCCCTCAAGAACCTGAGGAGAAGGTTGTAGAGCCGGTCGACCTGCCCAACCTGCGGGTTGAAATGAGCCAGCTGGCTACGACCGCCCATCGCCTTGGGTTGGTCCATGTCAGCCGAACCAAGCTCACATCCATGCAGCACGCCGGCATCAACCTCAAAAGGGTTGGGGCCGTAAACCTGGCTAACGCCGGAATCTTCTTCACCCAGCAGGTAGCGCTTCACGCCATCTCCGAGATGACCAAAGCCATGAACCGGACGAAGGACCCAACTTTGAAGTCCAGGCTGGCCCATGAACTCGGCTACCTGATCGACAAGACGCTCAAGTGCAGTCAGGCGTTGAAGGACGATTCCGTGGAGAAAAAGGAAGAGCCCAAGAAGACCGCCAACACATTCCTGCCCGGCGCAATCGTGCAGAACAACTTCTACGCCAATGCCAACAAAGCGGCGATTCAATCTCGCCTGAAACAACTGGAACCAACCGCCTCCCATGAACCAATCAAGGACCAGGACCCGCCCCAAAACGCTGATGGAGCTAGTTGACAGGATCCCGCCGTGCATGTGCCGGCTGGTCGCCCGCAAGGCTTGCGGACACCGTCCCATGACGCATGAGGACATCTCGAAAGTCTCCGGGCTGCCTGTCTCCACCATCTCCGTCCTGTCGAAGCGCACATCCTGGCGCGGGGTCAAGATTGACATGATCGAAAAATTCACTCTCGGGTGCGGGGTCAACCTCATCGACGTGCAGAGGCAGATGGAGTATCTTCGCCGCAGGAAGATGATCCACATAACGAGGGCGTCCCCACTGCAGCGGCGAATGTACCAGCGGATCTTCTGCAGCTAAGTGACGCTGGCGAACACATCCTCGTGAGTATCGCTGCTCGCCCTTGGAACCGACAGCTCGGTCAGTTCGTCGATGACGGTCATGTAGATCGGATAGGTCAGGGCGTCGAACACGTGCTTGTTGTCATCGCGCATCACATACTCAAGCTGGGTGTCGCCCTTCCGCAGTTGCTCCATCATTTTCACCGTCTTGATGCATCGGGCTGAAATCCAGAGTCGCCTCTGGCGCAGCAGCATCTTGACGATCCTCACCCTAGCCGCCACGCTCCCCACCGGCTTCATGACCCCCTGGAGCAGGATAAGCCCCGAGCTGGCCGCTTGAATCTCCATGTAGTCGTAGGTTCCCGTGTTCGGTCGATAGACGTTGGTCGCCGAGTCGTCGCTCCAGTGCTCCCACTGAAACTTACGGTTCCATTTGCGCTCAATCTCCTGCATCTTCTCCAGAAAGAGTTCCGTGAATTCGTCCATGCGGATTTCCTCTCCCAGGACAACCAGCTCATCCAGCACAGAGAAGCAGGGGCGAACCACCGGCTTTCCTGACGCGTCCGGCACGGGACGGTACCATGGCTCCAGGATGACGGCCGCGTGGTTCTTCCCTCCCAAATCCCATCCGGTCATCAGAAGATGGGACGTATCATGCACGTCGATCTGGTCAGACTGCCCTTCTTCCCCGCCGATGACGTGGATAGCCCTCGAAAAGTGACCGGAGAAAAACCGGTCCCGCTTCCTGGCGCCGTCGCCGTGGATGCCCCTCACGTAGGAGTCCTCAAGCGCCGGATCTCCGTCGCAGCTGGCTTGCAGTTCCTCAAGTTCCTCGGGCGTCACAAACGGGTTGTCCTCGATAAACATCTCGATCAACCCCAGGCTGCTTTGAAAGTTGGGATACTTGTGGTCCTTCTTCATCCGCTCCACGTACCACAGATCGTAGAACCAGGACCGGTTCCCTTCCTCCTCGTCCGGGTTCGTGTCCGCCAGCCACTGCTGCCATGTGTCCGGTTTGCCTGGCTCGGGCATCAGGTGGGGCATGCGCAACTGGGGGAGAGACACGGTCAGAATCCGCTTGTCCTTGAACATCGAAAGCTCGGAGAAGAAAATCATCGAGAACCGCTTGCCCTTGACCTTGCTCGCGACCTCGGCGTCATGCTCGATGCTGAACAGCTTGATCTCGGACTCGCCTCCGTACACGTTCCTTATCCGAAAGTAAGCCGTTCTGGTCTGGGCGTCCTGCTTCGGACCGGGCATCCCGTTGGAGTCCTTGGTGGTAAACTCAAAGCCAATGCCCGAATCCACCCACTCAGGGACCGCCAGCTCCAGCAGGTCCTGCCATACCCCTCCGTCCTTGGCTAGCTTCACGGATTTGGCGAAGAAAGCCACCCGGGCTCCGGGCGTCTCCCACAGGTGACGGCAGATGCGGTGCACGCAGGACCATGTGTTGTGATTGATCAGTCCGTTCCCGATGAAGTTGCTGTGTTTGGGGACCGTTACGTCATAGAGATCGACGGGGCATTCCCGAATCGAAACGGCTGGAACCTGAAAGAAATTCCCCATGTCCCGATACCGTTGCGACCGGTTCTTGTTTTCTGGAAGTCGGGATAATCCGATTTGTTTTCTGGTCAAACGGAAACCAATGCGTTCGTAGAACCGCCGCGCATGTCCATTCACATCAATAATCCAACAACCGCTGAACGAGTTCTGTTTGAATCTCCTGTTGCAGAATATGCCAAACAGAAGAAGCAACTGCTGAACCTGATAAGACATTCTTTCGCTAGTTGTAGCAAAACTGGCGTAACCGTTTTTAGCTGCCGTACCGTCGGTGTCGAATAACCCACTCAGGAAAGCCCGAATGACGGGTTTGGGAGATTCAATGATGATGTCCGGGATGAACTTGAACTGAGACTTAACGGAGAGTCCAAGGGAATGGAACAGGTCTCTGACTGTTCGGCTGTGAATCTCCCAATCGCACTTCGCCGACCGTTTCGACACGGTGCCTTCAAATCTTGTTCGAACCGTAGAAATGACCTGGTCAACAATTTCTCCATCCAGGCTACTGAACAAAGCATGAGCGTGTTCGGCGCAGAGGCATCCATCGCCAATCATCACCCCAAGGAAGTAACCCATTTCCTCGTCAATGGTGATTTGAAAGTCTGGGATTGCATCCAAACCTAGGTTGGATTTGGTGGTTCTGTAGTTTATCCCCGCCAGTTTTGAAGCTTCCGAAACTGGCAAGTTTCGAAACCTGCCCAACCGGTCTCGAATGCCGTTAGTCTTCGTGGTGTGCTCGGAGGTTGTGGGGATTCGGTAGACGATAGGTTCAGACTCCCAGTCGAATTCTCCATGCAATCTGAACCTGATCCGCTGCAAATCCGCCTGAGGAAGATTTTCCAAATCCGCCAAAGTCCGGTAGGTGGAGTCCCCATCCAGCTCGCAAAATACGGGGTGATTGGTGGACCCTCGAATCTCGTACCCACCCGCCAATTCCAATTTGAGTCCTGCGGGTGTGGGATCACGATAAAGGTGTGAACATCTGGAAATTACGGGGCGAAGCCCATCATCGACGACCAGAATCGGAGCGGAACACGGAACCTGCATGCCAGGAAAGATTGGCTGTCCTAGCCTTTCTATCCTCCGAACACCTGCGGCAGTTCGGACTAAAGTGTCTCGGTCAACGCACTTTCCGCTCTTTCTTGATCCGCACACCAGAAGGATCCTTTTCCGGCTGTTGAACACGTCCCATTGCTTGCCGAAGAGCATTGGAGTCCAGACTTTGGTGTTGCTCGACATATCTTTCAGGCGTAAGTCAATGGCATGGTCGATCTAAGACTACTAGCTGAACGTGGCATATCCGCTGAGGGGCTCAAGGGAAAACTCGCTCCCGACCATGCCGCGTATCGGTCTGCCCAATCGTTGCGGGAGGGAACCCCGGTGGACCAGCCAACCACCACCAACGAGAAAATCACTGAGTGGAAATACCGGATGCGGCTGCGCATCCAGTCCGGGCGGGAGAACAACATCGTCAACCACAAGGTTCCACATGCCCTAGACCTTGCGTGGGAGGTTCCGTTCCGGCAAGTGTCCACCACCCTCCTCAGCAGCATGATTGACCACACCCAGTCCCAGGAGAGCGTCGAACGCACCCTCAAGGCATGGGGGTTCGACCTGTCCGAGGTCATGGAGGAGTACGTAGACGCCAAGAACCCGACCAAGACACTGAAGCGTGTTTCGGTGCCTGCATTCTTCCAGATATTCGTTCCGCTCGTCCGGGCTTACGTCACGATCCGGCTGGCGAAAATCATGAACGACCGGAAGCGAATTCCGTTCTTCAAGTATGAGCCGGCGCTCAACAACGCCGTCAACCGGCTGCGCTGCGAAGCGATTACCGGGCGGGTCGAAATCATGAACCAGCAGTACGACTACTGGAGCCGAGTCAGGCAGGCTGTTTTTCAAATGCTCCACTACTCGCAGTCGTTCATGTTCCCCATCGAGGAGTGGCACGAGGAGTCCCAGGAAGCTCCGCCTCCGGCTGACATGGAGCCGCCGGACCCAAGGCTTCGCTACAACGCAGATAAGGACCGGTACGAGACTGTCACCAGGGAGGGGCTGCGCTATCACATGCCGCATCCGAGCCGGACATTTATCGACATGGCGCACGCTCCCAGCACGTTCAACACCGACACCGGCTGCGAGTTCGCCGGCTACTGGCGGGTCGTCCGCTACCGCGACCTGCGCAACAACCCCAAGTTCTACAACACCGACAAAATCAATATCGGGGCGACGGAATGGTGGTCCAGCCCGTTCACCCAAACCTTCTTCTCCACGGTCTACAACCAGTGCACCATCAAGCCGCCGGTCGTCACTTTGAGCGACACCAAGGACCGAGAAACCCAGCTGGCGGAGAACTACTACACCCAGACCATGGACGACATTTCGGTCGTCTACACGGAGTACTTCGAGAAGCTCGTTCCTTCAGAGTGGGGGTTCGGCGATTACGATTACCCTCTGTGGTTCAGGTTCGTGGTGGCGGCGGATGACACCATCCTCTATGCCGCCCCGCTGCCTTACTCTCCGGTCATCTATTACGGCTACGATGCCGACGACGCCCGCAGCCAGAACGCTTCCCTGTCCCTTGAGATTCTTCCGTTCCAGGATCATTTCAGCAATCTCATGACCCAGTATCTGCTGACCGTGAAGCAAAACCTGGCCAACGCGACCCTCGTGGACAGCGACATCATGGAGGAGAAGGCGATGAAGCGCATCCGCAACCTGGGAAACCGACTCTACCAGGGGCTGAACTTCTTCAGCTTCAGCGGACGCAAACACCGCATGGCACAGCACACCACGCCCAACGCTTTCCTCAGCTTCAAGTTTCCCCCTCTGGACAGCAACAGCATCGTCCAGGCTATGAAGGTTGTCCTGGACACGCTGGAGCGCGTCCTGGCAATGTCCAGCCAAGAACTCGCCCAAGCCGCCACCCACGAACAGACGCGAGAGGAGGTTCGCCACATCGCCTTTTCAACCTCCAGCCGGCTGCAGTTCACGTCCACCCCGGTTGACCTGGCACGGGATGCCATGAAGCGGCAGATCTATCTGGGACTAATGGCTTACGGCGAGGAGCAGTTCTGGACCCAGGTGCCGCTGGACAAGACAATGACCAGGCAGGATCTGATGAGCCTTGGGTTCACCTTCGACGAGAACGAAGTTCAGGTTGCGAAAAACCGGCTGCTGACCGTGCGGGTCAACAAGGGCGCCCTCATGCTGGAAGCCTTCTCCAGCAACCGCGACGGGGAAGACAGAATCAACAACACCGAGGGCGGAATGGCCATGCTCAACGTCCTGCAAGGGCTGGTCGCAAGCCCCCTCGCCCCGACCATCGGCCCGGACCAGTTCATCCAGCTCATCAACCTCAGCGCACAGCTGATGGGGTTCCCCAGAGAGTTCAAGCTAAACAACATGGGGCAGCAGTGGGACGAGCCCGCCGGACCGAACGGTGAAACCACCCAGCAGATGATGCTGAAGTTGGTCCAGGACATGCACGACCAGATCATCAAGGAAACGCAGCAGGGGCTGAAGCCCGTCTTGGACGGACTCAAGAAGGTGACGGAGGAGAACCGCTCGCTGGGCGACCAGATCAACACCATATTGAAAATTTTGGAGCAGGAAAGAACCGGACCCAATGGATCTGCTATACCACGAATACCAGAGGTTACCCGATGAAACCGTGAACCAACTGCGAGCCTGGCTCGGCATGCCCGGAGCGGAGGTGCTCCGGCGCCTGGTCGTCGGTCGGCTCGCAATTCTTCGCGATTCAATCGCTAAGTGCGTCCTAGAAGACATCGACGCCAGAAGAGACATCGAACAAGCCAGGCACTTCGACTTTATGCTCCAATACCTGGCTGGTCTGGAATCAACCCAAGAGACCGGAGAGGACAACCTCTACCACGTGGTTAAGGAGATCGTCATCAACCCGCAAGCATACCGAGAATGAGCACTAAAGTTGCATCGCAGAAAACCGAACCTGAGGCGGCTGCGTCGTCCCAGTCCAAACCGCCGTCCGAAAAGGAAAGCAAGACGCCCCACGCGGACAAGGTGGCGGCAATGTCCGAGGAGGAACTGGAGCTGAATCGAAGGCGGTTCCTGGCCAAGCAGGGATTTGGGGAGATTCCAGAGGAGGACCTATCCCCAGCTGCTCCAGACAAAAAAGCCGAAGCAGAGAAGCCCGAGGTAGAGCCTCCGCCTGCGGCAGCCCAGAAGCCGGAAGAGGAAGTGAAGCCTGTGGAGTCTCCTGAACCCGGCAAGGATGAGGAGAAGAAGGCGGATGCGGAAGTGGAAGGCAAGGAAGATGGGGACAAGCCGGTTCCTGCAGGCGAGCAACCCGCTCCCCCCAAGGAAATCAAGTTCGACCACGAACTGGCAACCGAGATTGCCAGCAAGGCTGCGGCCGAAGCTGCCGCCAGGACGGCTACGGAAATGACCGCCAGGCAGACTCCAGAGCCCGTGCCGGAACAGGAAACTGAAGAGGAAAAGCTGACGCCTCGACAGCGCAAGCAGCTGTCGGTGCTGCGGGAAATCCAGGAGGGTGACCCGGAATACAAGGATGTTCCACTCGTCAACCAACTCAAGACGTTCTGGCAGAAGGAGGCTGATTATGTCGCCCAATGGAAGAAGGAACATCCTGGAGAAACCTTCGAGCGCAGCGGCGATGAGCATTCCCAGTTCTACGCGGAGGTTCTGCCATCCTACAGCGATGACGCCTATGAATTAGCCGTGGAGCGGCTGCAGGAAAAGAAGATCGAACAGGCCCGGCGCGAGATGCGCCGTGAGGTCGATGAATTGCGCCATACCCAGCGGCTGCAGGCTGAGGTCCCAAGGATTGCGGCCGTGGCCAATGCCCACATGGCGGAACTAGCCGGCGATGTGGACCCTGAGATTGACAAGATCGTCTCCAAGGACGGACGACGGAGCCTGACTCATGATGACACGCTGAAGATCAAGGAGGCGAATCCAATCGCCCACCGTCTGCTGGCGCTGAACTCTGAAAAACTTCGCCTTGTCGTGACTGAACTGGAAGCGATGACCGCCTTTCCTGACCAGGTGAAGTTCGACCCTTCCAAAAGCGTTGAGCTTCCAGATGGAACAGTTTTTCTTCCCCATGCCGAGATTGATCGGTTCGGAACCCTTCTGGAACAGAGTCTGGCCAAGCAGCCCCCGGAAAAGACCATGCGGGATGGAAAACGATTCGTCACCCAGTCCCAATGGATGGACGAGGAGCAGAGGATCCGCAAGCAACACAAGGATGCAAAATCGGCAAGAAAAGCCATTCAAGACCAACTGGAATCCAAGTGCTGGGTGGTTGACGCTCCCCTGTTCGAACAGGAATATCGGAAAGCAATGGCTGAAAAAATTCGCAAGGAACTCAACGAGTGGAAGAGCCTGGTGGCAAGTTCCACTACCCAGTCTGCGACACAATCGACGCCTAGCCAGCCCAAGCCTACACCACCAAAACCGCAGGCTGAAGCCTCAAAGCCCAAACCTCCGTCGGTAAGCTCTTCTTCGGACAGGACGAATGCGTCTGGAACCTCAAAAGCCGGAGCAGCCGACTCTTCAGCTTTAATAGATCAGCGAATGTGGAACCTGTAATTTGGTTGTGTGCGGACGCCCAGTAAGCGTTCGCGAACAACCAGATTATGGGACTTGGACCAGTAACGATCACGGAACGGTTCACCGATCAGTGCAGCCCGGTGATTAGTTCCAACTACGAGACGTGCGGGACTGTGACCCGCGCAACCATCAATCACCTGACCGTTTCACAGCTCGAAGCTCTCTTCGCTCCCGACGGTCTGTTCGCGGATCTTGATGCGTGGTTTTTCCACAGCATCGAGATGAAAGCCTGTGGCGTTCGCAGGTACGTCCTCTACGATTGGATCATGGCCAACGCCGACCGGACCAACTTCCGGTCCGCCATGTCCGGCACCAAGGCGGTGAAGAGCCCGTCGCTCCTGCACCCGTTCATCCTCGCCCGGCAGGAGACGGTCGTGAACCGTGGACATTACAAGCTCACCAACGGGTGGGCGGTCGCTTCCTACACGGGGGAAGTGACCGGACCGCTGACAGCGGCCCAGATTGCCACCGCCCCGCTCACCACCGGCATGGCCCGCAGAATCATCCGCGTCGAGCCTCGCCACGATGTTCCGGCGGACGCCAATTGGTTCCGCAACCGGGACATGATTCACATCTTCACGCACGAAGCCAACGGGGCGAACTACCACGGCGCCTGGCGGGCGATAGCGGCGGCGGTGGATGCCACCCTGACCTACATCGACGTGCTGGTTGAGGACGGCAACACCGGGTCAGCGGCCCCCTACAATGCAACCCCTGGAGAAGGAGCCGGCGTCGGCTACATCATCCCCGGCTGCAACAACGTCAACGACTACGAGCGCTGGTGCACGAACCTGCCCAACATCGACCCGCGCAAGGCGGTTCCGTTCTGGTTCCAGACCACTCGCTACGCCAGGTGCATCGACTCCGAGTATCGGGCCGTCTACAAGCGGCTCATGGACTCCAACCCAGCCTTCCGCGAATTCGGAGACCTTCCTCTTTCGGAGAGGAATCGCCAGGACGAGCTGGAAAGCATGCAGAGGTTCGTCAACGACTTCTTCTTCAACAAGCCCATCAGCCCCAACCAAACCCTCGTGCTGTGGCAGAACCTGGACCAGATCCAGACGGTCGAAGGCGCTGGGCTCATCACGGGGTTGGGTGGCAAGCCAATCGGATACCGGGCCAACTTCATCGGTGTCCGAGAGCAACTCCGGCGCTGCGACCGGGTCAAGGATCTTCAGGCTAACCCCCTGAACTTCGAGGAGTTCTTGCAGATCAACTACGACATCGCCCGCGCACGGAAGACTCAAGGCAAGAAGGTGACGCGCCTGGACTGGTGGACCAGTTCCCAGTACCGCAAGATCATGTTCGACGGGTTCGTCGCCTACTACAAGAACCTCTACGGCTCCAGCAACTTCGCAATCGCTTGGAACCTGGACCAGAAGAACGAAGGTTTGGGGGTGACCTTCGACGCCTACCGGGTCGCGTGGCCCGCCGGCATTGAGATCGCCATCATTGACGACGAGTATTTCGACGACCTCCGCAACGAAGCCTACGACATCGCGGGAACGGCGGCTTTCGGCAACTTCATGGTCTGCCTGGAAATCGGTCCTCCGGGACCGAATGGTGGCAGCATCTATTGGGCACAGCTCGCCTCCAATCGAAGGGTCCACACGACAGCGTCCATTGAGCAACTGGCAAAGGTGGACTCGACCTACCGTTGCGTCATGGAAACCATCAGCATCGAACAGACGCTCAAGAGCGACACGGGGACCGCTGTAGTGGAATGTCCGCTCAACAGTGCCTGGATCGAGAACATGAGCGACGGGACCCCGGTTGTGACCGGCAAGACCGTGGTCTACGGGAACCTTTACTAATCTGGACTTCTCGCCCCATCTGCGGGTGGGTCCGGGGTGACGAGAGAGGGGCGGAACCTAGTGTTTCGCCCTTTTCTCTTTTTGATCCAGAGAATATCGTGACGGCATGTGGTTCTTCAAAAAGAGCAGTCCGAAGACGAAGGTGCTGCTATCCAACGGCGCCTGGCTGGAGTTCGAAAACGTCGATCACGAGTGGGGAATCTACCCGCCTGAGGGTAAAGGAATCTCCGAATGGATGGCAACCGAGCTAAGGTCGTGCATATCCGCTGGCCGGGGTGGATTGGTGGAAATCGGGCAGGCCGAGTACTTGTCACTCATTCAAAAAAAAAAATCGGCCAGTTCAACACCGCGCTGGCGCGAGGAATTGGGAAAGTCAACCATGCTGCAGACGGCGATTCAGTCAAGGTCCGCCCGCAAAGAACGCGAGGATGCGGAGCCTGCGGGCACGGTTGAGGCTAGCGTCATTCATCAAATGGCATCCAAGGTCGCAGCCGCTACCAATCCGCCCGAGGAAAGGCCCAGCGCCAGGAAGACATGAGCACGTTTGCCGAAATCAAGGCTAAGCATCGGGCGATAATCTGGCCCAGCCCAAACGAAGCCAGGAACCAGCGCACCGCCCACGATCAGTTCTTCGTGGAGGCATGCACGGACCTGGAGCGGTGGGTCAAATGCCTGCGGCAGAACAACAGCTCAATCTTCGAGGCTTGCACGACCTACGTTACCTGCGCGAAAACCGTTGTCCCGGCGCCGGCCGGAGTGATCAAGAGGGTCTACACCATCGCCAACAACAACTGGTGCGACCCGGTTTTTTACCGCCCCTCGAACATGGTCGAGATAGAGGCATGGACCAGGCAGGTCAACACGACATGGGTCCAGCCAACCAACGAAGGTGTCGCCGAGCTTCCCATGGGCATGAAGTACGCCGACAAGACGACCGACAGCACTTGTGGACGGGCTCGCCTGGGACTGTGGGCGGTCCATCGGGAGCGGCTTTACATGGCTCCCTGGATTCAGTCCAACGAGACGGTCATCGTGGAGTGGGACGGGTGGAAAAGCATCTGGGCGGACGCGGACATCCTGGACGACGCCCTTTGGGACACGAAGGTTCAGGAAGCCATCCGATCCTATGTGCGGTGGCAGCACGAGAGCCACTACGGCTGTGACCCGGTCAAGATGGCGAGGCTGGAGCGGCAGTACGAGAATGACCGTGCGGAAGTCATGTATTGGTGCGAGGAGATCACCAAGCAGCCGGAAGCGGAGGATCTGCCCGAGGACAGGCTGCCTACGGCGGATGAACTGGAAGCCGAAGCTGTGCCTGCTGCCGAAGAAATCGACGAGGAGATTTTCTTCGCCAGCATCGGCGACATGCAGGATGACGATGAGGTTCCAGAAATCGCCTATGCCACCTCGGTATTGGTGAAATCCAAGACGCCGGATTTCATCACCACCCTCGGGGACAACCTGGCTAACGAGGTCGATAACTACGACTCTGGCGTTGGACAGTTCTACTCAGATTACATCTACCCTTACACGGGCGACTACGGGGCTGGTGCCAGCGAAAACAAGTTCTGGCCGATTCCTGGAAACCATGACTGGGACGTTAATGACCTAGCCGACTACAAGAGCTTCTTCGCGTTGCCCAACAATGAGCGCTACTACGAACTGGTCCGTGGACCGGTCCATTTCTTCATGCTTGATGTGGTGGCTAGGGAGCCCGATGGAAATACCAGCACTTCCATCCAAGCCCAGTGGTTGAAGGCGAAGATGATCCTCAGTCCTGCGGTGTGGAAGATTGTCCTGCTCCATTACGCTCCCTACACATCGAAGTCCGGGAACAAGCCCGGGAACCTGACTGTGAGATGGCCATTCAAGGATTGGGGGGCAAGCCTGGTGCTTGCCGGCCACGCCCACGTTTACGAGCGGTTGATTGTAAATGGGTTGACCTACCTGGTCAACGGCATGAGCGGAGCGACCATAGGGGTGTTTGACCCGGTTCCCCTGGCGGAAAGCGTCAAGCGCTACAGCGCCAAGCATGGGGCTCTCTTCATCCGGGCAAACTGCGACACTCTCACGGGTGAGTTTTACAGCGTGGACGACGAACTCATCGACACCTTCGAACTGACGCACTGACATGAGCCTGAAGTTCGACAACATCATCACCGTGCCGTGCGAAGCTCCGCAGGCGGCTCTGATTGGAACGGATCCGAACTGCGACATCGACACCCCATCGACCGACCCCAGGTGTGACGACCCAATCTACCGGCTGCAGCATCCGGACGAATGCGACAAGTTCACCTATTTGATCGTCAAGCCGGACGTGATCACCATGTGCCTCCTCCAGGAACTGCGCTTCAAGGCTTTCCTGGTGACGGACGGGGAGGAGGTCGAACTGGTCAACGGGGTGACATGGAGCACGAACGACCCGGCAACGGTCAGCGTCAGCGTGGTGAACGGGACGGTTACCGCCCTCAAGGAGGGCATCGCCGTGGTCTGCGCCAGCTATCAGCAAGTCAGCGCCTGCTCTCACATCACGGTCATAGACCCGTGCTGCGAGGACAAAAAAGTTGGGATTGTGCTAGCCGTTGACAAGTCTTTGTCAATGGGACAACTGTTCTCCGACACCCAAGGAACGAAACTGGCTTTCGCAAAAAACATCCTCACCAGATGGTCGGACGCTTTCTTCTGGCAGAAGGATGTTGTCATGCTTCAAGCGTTCGATTACGAATCCGAAACAATAGTCGATTGGACTCAGGACACCAACGCCATCAAGACCGGAATCGCCACCCTGAGCGCATCCGGTACAAGCGACATCCAAGATGCTCTTTTGGAAGCAATAGCAGCATTGGATGCCAGGACCGACCTGGACCTGAAGGGGATAATTCTAGTCACCGACGGGTTCTACAATCAATGGGTTAAAAAATTCGACGATATTGACGGATTGGCGCCGTTCAGAGAGTTCAAAGAGCGTGGAGGAGTGATTCTTGTTGTGGCGTTGAGGTCGTGGGGAGAAGCGTATGCCACAATGGCAAAAGTCTCATCGGCTGGGTTCTTTCTCAGTGCACATGAATCGACGGAAACGAACATTACAAACTGGCTTTTGCACTTGAGCGGCTATTTCTGCGGAGGATTTTGCAAGCCTGTTGGAGACATCATTCTTCCCGGTCGGGCGAGTCCGAACTACACCGGCTTCAAGAACTTCGACGTATTCAAACCGAGCGGCGGACTGCCGGTCGATTACCCGGGTCAAGTGGACCTGTGCGGCGGTTTTCCTGAGTTTCCAGGTTACGCATGGTACGACCTTCTGCCCGGGAACGGACTTTACGTTGACCTGAGAGGAACTCCCGGTGACGGCGGACTCGTCACCAAGAACGAGTGGACGTTTTCCGCCGGATTCGAATATACCATCACCGTTCGACTGGCTGGCAACCAGCGCAACCTGAAGCAGACAGACACGGTCCGAGTCAGCATTGGAAGCTTCTGGGTTCAGGAAATCACCCTGGCACCCGACAGTCCCTTCACGGATTACACCTACACGTGGATTCCAACGGACGCCCATGTTGGGAAGATGAAGATCGAGATTGTCCCGGACCAGACGGCGTGGTGGGACGTTGGTCCGCTCCTGGATCGGGTCTACGTCTTCGAAAAATCAACCTACATCGGCATCCCCGACGCCGTTCTCATCGACGACAACTTCGACACCGAGAACGGAGGATACATCCCGCCCGAATGCGAATGGGGCGACCCGAGGATCGTTTCATCTCCTGGAACTGTCAGCCCGGTGCTTGGTCCTGACCTGGCTTACGACTGCTACGGATACGGTTGCCTGTTCGACGCCATACCGGCGCAGACAGCAGACCCGTCTCCGCAAACTGAAATAAATGAAGGAGAAAACACTTCGGCTTCTCAGGAGTCAGCTCTCTACTTCAATCCTGCCGGAATATTCATGACTGAGGAAGCCATCCTCGACGAGATGGAACTGAACCTAGAGTTGACTGGAGGGTCCATGCAGGGACCCATCACGCTGCTTGACCCGCCCACCCTGCCTTTGCACATGACCAACAAAGCCTACGTGGACGAAGGCATCGGCGGGGCTGACGAATACTCGGAGTCTGCCTTGGGCGTGACCAACGGCACCATGAGCTTCCGGTTTTCAGAAGGCACAACATCGACCGGGAACCCCTTGGTTCTGCCAGCCGCCCCGATACCGATTGAACTCCTCGACGGTGAAACTTACCAGTTTACGGTCCTCGTGGCAGCCCGAAGACTTGACGCAGCCGGCGAGTCGGCTGGGTTCAAGGTTGACGGAGTTGTCTATCGCAAGGAGCTTACTACAGCCATATCCGGCATCACATCGAAGATGGCTTTGACCCCAACTCACTGGGACTGCGACGTGGAGGCGAACGATTCGCAAGCCTCCCTTCAGCTGGTTGTCACCGGGCAACCTGACAAAGTCGTCAGGTGGGCAGCGGGATGGTCCCTAACCAAAATAGCCGCATGACTCCAACTGGTTATCTCCCCTCCGACATCTTCATGACCGGCAAAGCGGTCATGGAGGAACTGGAAAGCTATCTCAAACTCTCGGGCGGAACGGTCTCTGGTCCGATCACCCTCGCGGCCGATCCGACCAACTTGATGCATGCGGCGACCAAGAGTTACGTCGATGCCGAGGTGCAGACCGCCAAGGATTACGCCGACACCCTGACGGGAGTTCTTTCCGACGTGCTCTTCATCCGCGCCTACACGGGGTTGACAACCAACGCCACCCCAACTGACATCACCGGAGGAGTTGATGCCATTCTCCTGGTGGACGGGGACACGGTGGTCTTTTCCGCCCGCATCGCGGCCCGGCGCCTGGATGCCCCAGGCGAATCAACCGGGTTCATAATCGAAGGTGTCGCCCAGAGGACAGGCGCCGTATCGGCAATCGTCGGGATAACGTCCAAAATGATCCTGACCCCAACTAGGTGGGATTGCGACGTTGAGGTTGATGACGCCACGGACGCTCTGAAACTCGTCGCGACCGGGGCGACTGGAAAACTCGTCAAATGGTCCGTTGGCTGGCATGTGGTTAGATTACGCGTATGAAAATCATGAATCGAAGGATACCGGTGTCCCTGGTTTTGCTGCTGGGGATAGCCTTGCTCGTAATGGGTCAGAGTTGGAGGTTCTACCAATTCAAAGTCAGCTCGGGCTACGACACCAACGATCTGCTGACCCTGACCGATACCAACGGGAACATGCTTTTCATGGTTTCCCCAGTCGGCAGGGTTGGGGTTGGAACCAACGCTCCCCAATCAACCCTTCACGTGCATGGGTCCGTCACCGTTGCCAGCAACCTGAGCGTGGCTTCGATTACCGGTCCTGCAACGAACCAGTTCGGCGTTGGTGGGGTATCCGGCGGAGGCGAATCAAACGCCTTCTACCTGCTGCTCACCACGACCAATGTCTTGCCCAATGCAAGGCAGTTGGTCGCCAGGGGGGACATGAAGCTGGTTACCAACGGCACGGAGATAATCATTAGCAACGCCCTGGACACGACAGCTTTCCAGCCAATGGGAACCCGGTTGACCGACATCGACACCAATCCCGCGACTCC